GGTCCCGCTCCCGTCTGAGCGGTGTACGCCCCCGGAGGCTGTAAGTCCGGTGCTCGGTCCCGCCCCGTCTGGCGGTGTCACAGGACTACATGAGGTTGCCTGGCCTCGTCCCGATGTCAGGAGTGTAGTGACGTGGCTAATCAACTTCTAACCATCAATATGATCACCAGGGAGGCTGTGCGTCTTTGGAAAAACGCAAATGCTTTCCTACAAAACGTCGACATGCAGTACGACGATTCGTTCGCTGTAAGCGGTGCAAAGATCGGTTCGTCATTGCGGATCAGGTTGCCCAATGACTTCACCGTCACTACCGGACCCGCGTTGAATGTCCAAGATACCGCCGAACAGTCGACGACGTTGGTACTGGCCACCCAGAAACACGTCGACGTCGCCTACAGCCTGGCGGATCGCACTCTCAGCCTTGATGACTATTCTAGGCGCATCCTTGCTCCTATGGTTAATAATCTGGCTGGTGCAGTTGCAGTGGATCTGATCCAGGGTGCCGAGGGCGGTATCTGCAACATTGTGGCGAATACCGACACCAATAACGCGATCCAGGCACCTATCGCATCAACCTACTTGCGGGCAGGCGCAATGCTGCGCAATAATAGCGCTCCGGTCGCAAATTGGAAAATTGTTAACAGCCCAGACACCGAAGCAAGCGTTGTCGCTTCTCTGACTGGCCTGCTAAATCCGGCCCCGGAAATCAGCCGCCAGTACACCACAGGGCGTATGTATGACGCTTTGGGTTTCATCTGGATGGCGGACCAGACCGTCATCACTCATACTAATGGGACTCTTGCGCAAGGCTCAGCTACGGTAAATGGCGCAGGTCAAACTGGCCTATCGCTTGTTGTTAATGCTCTCGCTGGGAGCCTTAACATGGGCGATATTATTACTATTGCTGGGGTACATGCTGTCAATCGCATTACCAAGCAGTCCTACGGGCGGTTGAGAACATTCGCCGTTACCGCGAATGTGCCGGTCGGCTCGACGGTGATTCCGATCTACCCGGCGATCGTGCCAGCCCTCGCGCCAGGGGTGCCGCAGCAATATCAGACGGTCGACGTCGCCCCAGCTACTGGTGCGGCCGTCAACCCAGCGCTGGGCCTGGCGGCATCGGAGCCCTACACCAAGAACTTTGCCTATGCGCCCGAAGCCGTCACGCTGGCGACGGCGGATCTCGAGATGCCGCGCAACGTCCACGAGGCAGCCCGCGAGGAGTTTGACGGCGTCAGCATGAGGATGGTGACCGACTACTTCATCGGCACCGATCAGCTGATCACCCGTCTCGACGTCCTCTACGGCTACTTATGGATCCGGCCAGAGTGGGCCGTCGTGGTGGCGGATCAACTCTACCAGTAATGAGGTGACCCATGAATTGGCGCGAGCAGATTATAGCGGACTGGCCCGACGAGCCGCAGAAGATCGCGCGCGCCAAGGTCGCCCTCGCAGAACTTGATCACGCACTTGGTGAGCTAGCGGGCCTCGGACACCCGCTACACGTCGAGCAGGGCTACGTCGCACCACCGCCCCCGGGCTGGCCCAAGGCGGTGTTTCACGTTCTTGCGGGCACCCGTGTGGTGCGCTCGCAGCGCGAACTCGACGAATTGGGGGAAGACTGGTTCGGTACGATGGAGGAAGCCCGCCACGCCGAGGGCATGCGGATGCAGATGAAGCGTGGCGGGATTTTCAACCCGCGCCAGATGCCGACCCTACTGACCCAAACGCCGCAGCAGATCATGGCCAACCAGGCGGCGGCGATAAAGATGCGCGAGGACCAGCGCCGAATGGTCGACGACGCCAGAAGTCAACATCGAGCGGGGTTCGCCGAGCAGCGCATCCTGATCGACTACAGCAAGGATACCGAACATGAGCCAGACATCCGAGAATCCTTCGAGCGGCTCCGGGTCAGAACCTGAGCCAACACCGACGCCACCGCCCGAGCCCGTAGTGCCGCCGCCACCGCCGCAGCCAGCGCCACCGCCGCAACCGCAGCAGCCCCCAGTGCCGCCACCGCAGCCGCCGACGCCTGCCCCTGATACGCCTACCGTGCGCTCCAGCGCTCCGATTGACGGCGCGCCGCTACCGCCGCCAGATCAGCCGCCGCAGCGGCAGGAATAGCGCCCAGCGCCGCAAGCGGCGGCGCCGCCACCAACGACGATCGATCGATGCGTTCTGAATGTGCGCGCGCAACACGCGCTGCAATAGCGAGGAGGATTCCATGAGAGGTGGCCGCCATACCCGCTACACGATCTTTGACGTTATGGACGCACGCGGGGTTTTTGACGAGAACCCTGCGAACAGCACCTCGCCGCGGTTCGCGGGACCGCAGGAATACCCGAAGATGTTCTACCATCCGATGGGGAAGACGAGGCTCGTTCAGAAAGCCGAGGTTCTGCAGACGCCCTACGGGCCGACCAAGGTCGGCGAGCAGTACGAGCTCATCGCTAGGGTCGTGCAGTCCGAGGAAGAGGCCGAGCGCGCCCGCAAGGCGGGCTGGCACGATCACCCCGCAAAGGCGATTCAGGCTGGCGGCGGCAACGCCCCGGCGATGACTGCGCACGGCAGGATCGCGGACCTTGAGCGCCAGCTGGTCAACCTGCAGGCGCAGCTGAACGCGGCTCGCCAGGCACCGCCGCCGGTCGTCGACGAATTCGAGTTCGAGGCCCCGGCAGAGGAAGCAGGGGTCGCCGTGCCACCCGACGGCGCACGGGCTGAGGCACCGCAGCGTAGGGGCCGAGCCGCCTAATGTCATTCACCGATCCGCAGTCGACCACGCTCGAGGATTTGTGCCGCCAGGCGCTCAAGGAGTGCGGCGCGATCGGGGTCGGGCAGACGCCGTTGGCCGAGGACATCAACGAAGCCTGGGGCCGTCTACAGTACATGTTGTTGCAATGGGAAGCCAAGCGGTGGCTGGTCTACCATCTACGCACGCTGAGCAAGCAGTCGACGGGGCAGATCTCCTACACGGTGGGTCCAGGCGGCGAATTCGACACGGGCGCTAACTCGGTGCGCCCCGCTAGGCTAGCCTCTGCCTTCAGCAGGCAGCAGTTTGGCTCGCCCAACCCGATCGACTATCCGCTACAGCTTCTCCAAAGCATGGAGGACTACAACTGGATCACGATCAAGCACCTGATCGCGGGGCCCGGTGAGGCGGTCTTCCTCGATACGGCGTGGCCGCTCGCCAACCTGTTCGTATGGCCGGTGCCGCAGGCGCATGTCTACGAGATCCACATCACCCTGTACGAGCAGCTGCCGTATCGCTTTGCCGCGCTGACGACGCCGGTCGTGCTGCCGTACCAGTACTATGGCGCGATCTTGTACAACCTCGCGATACGGCTGCGGCCGAAGTATCGGCTCGGCACCTATCCTGGCGATCACTTGCCGGGTATGGCGCGCGATTCGCTTGCAGTTCTGCGCGCCGGGCAGGCGCAGATCACTCGACTACACATGCCCAGCATGTTGAGGCGCCGCGGCTCCTACAACATCTTCAGTGACCGAAACCCATAGGAGAGTGTTATGCCACTCGGTATTGGCAGTCCGTTGCCGTCCGGTATTCCGGGATTCAATCAAGCAGGGATGTACCTCGCGGCCGGTGTAGGCGGCGGTAGTGTCAACGCGAAACCGCTGCCCAGCTGGTACAACGTCATCCGCAGCGTCATCACCGCCAACGACTCGGTCAGCTTGCCACCGGCTACGTGCGGCGGCGAGGCAATCATGGTGCAGAATGTCGGTGCCGCAAACCTGATGGTGTTTGGCGCGCGCAACGGCGCGGTCGAGGACACGATCGACGACGGGACCGGCACGCAGGCGACGACCGGCATGATTGTCCCGGTGGGCACCGCGATGCTGTTCTACGCCATCACCCCTCAAGGTGGGTACACCAACGCGCCGACCCCTGGGGCGTGGATTGGTCGCGCCTTCGCATAAGGAGTTCCGCCATGCCGTGGGCGCTAAACGAGGCCCCATCGTCTGTTGTTTCGATCTTTACCTCGTTTATCCCAGGCTTCCGGCTGGTGGATGGCGAGGATCTCGCCACGATGAGCGACCTGTTATTCAGCGCTCGTCAAGGCGTCATGGGCGGCACCACGCAGGCCAATGCCCAGCCGCTCGAAACCTTCATTTCCCAGGTGACCAGCGGTGGCACCGTCGTGCTGCCGCCAGGTCTGCCTGGGAGATACCTGCTGGTGATGAATGACACTGCCGCCACCATTCAGATCTACGGCTCGCCGTACAACCCGCTGACGGGAACGCCCGACACGGTGGCGGGTAGCGGTGGCTCGACCCAGGGCAGCGTGACGAGCCAGAGCGCTGGCACCGCCGCGGAGTACTTTTGCTTTGCTCCAGGCATGTGGAAGCAATTCCAAGGCGGGACGTCAACGGGCGGCGGGTCCGGTATCCCAGATGCGCCAATCAATGGCATCACCTACGGGCGTCTCAACGGTGCCTGGACGCCGGTCCTGCCGCTCAGTGGCGGCACCATGAGCGGGCCGATCATCCTGCCGCCGGGCACACCGACTAACCCGAACTCGGCGATCTCGCTCGCCGTGCTGCAGGCGCTGGTCATTGACGAGGGGACGTACTGATGTCCGCCGATCCGCTGACGAAGTACCCCGCATTGGTGGCGGCGATCGAGCCGGGTTAGCCACCTCGCCGGGGCCGCAGCTGGTGGATGGCACTGCGCTTCGCTTTATGGCGGGTAAGATCGGCGTCACAAGCCTGTTCGACGCCTTCCAGGATGACGGCCAGAGGCTGATTGACGGCACCGCCTTTAAGACGCTCGCCCTCGATTCGGCGGCACCAGTGAACGTCGATGTCCCGCACATCTCGGGCACCGCCACGGTCGGATCGACCCTGACTGCGACGATGGGCAACTGGACCGGCGCACCTGGCACATATGCCTATCAGTGGCGGCGCGGGACGACGAATGTCGGCACCAATAGCTCGACCTATGTCGTGCAGGCGGGTGATACGGGGGCCA